TGTAATAAAAGTCACCAACTGGTTTTCCAGTTTTCACATAACTATCTAAATATGCAATACTATTATAATTGTTTAAAGCACAAGCTGTTCTTCTATCTAAATATACATTTAAAATAGTCTCTTTTTCTTTATTTAATTTGGCAATATATCCATTGTTTTGAAGCTTTTTTAGTACTCGTGTTGGTTTAATCTTTACAACATTTTCATCTTGATCCGTTTCTACAAAAGACCATCTGTAATTTTTATAAATTGTATTTTCATTAATCGCTTTTGTAAGACTACTTCTTGGAATCTTTAATGTATTTATTACTTCTGTAGCATTTCTGTATACTTTAATTAAATCAAACGTATCCGAATTTATCTGTTGAACTTTTGGTCCATTTGCATGATAATCTTCTCCAAAATTATTAGTCTGTTTTAAATTTAGTTTTACATCAATGTTTTTAAATTGATCTTTTATAAATTCTTTTAAATTTACAATTTCATTACGTAAATTCTCAATATCTGTAATACTACTATTTGTATTTTTTAATTTAAGTTGTTGATTTTCTATCTTTAAACGTTCAACTTCTAAATTTAAGCTTTGAACTTCTAATAAATCATCATTATAATTTCTAATATTATCTTGAATTAACTTTATAATATAACTATAACTTAGTTCTTCACCTACTAAAAACAACTCATTTTCATTTTCATGACCACTTAATTCTTTATATCTATATCCATTTAATTTTTGATGCAAAAATCTTTCAAATTCTTTACAACGTTTAACTAAAAATATATCTAAAATAATACATTCTGAATACTTTGATTTATGTTCTTTATATCTATTCGTTATTCCCATCCTACTTTCTCCTATTTTTAACACCCATTTTTTATCACTTATAGTTTTTACTTTTATTAAATAAACTATATAATATTTCGAATTACCGTATTCTTTTAATAATATGTTATGTTTTTGCAATTCACCATTTTTTTCTAATTGTTTATCTTTAATTTGTATTTCATCGTTTTTTTCTTGTAATAACTTTTTAGAATTTTCTATTTCTTCTTTTAAAGATTTACCTTGATTAAAAATAAGATCATCAAGTATCGCACCTGCCCATTTTCTAAATTTCTTAGCTATTTCTTTTTTAGAGTTATAAAGTAAACGATAAACTCCCTGACTGGTTAAAAACGTTGTATCTTGTTCATTTCCTTTATGGTCATAAGCTTTCCTTAGTACCTTCTCATCTTCATCATATATTTGTATAGAAACATGGATATTCTTTAAATCTAATGCTTTACCTATATCTGTAGCTTTAAAATAATATACTCTTTTATTATCGTTATCTTCTTGTAAAATTGAAATAGGATTATTTTCAAATGCTTTTACTATACAATTGTTATCTTGTTTAATTTCTTCTATCATAGTATTAAGTGGTTATAACCTATATATTAAAATTATTTTTAAATTAAAAACGCATCAATTTAAAATAATATATAATATTTTCTTTGTTTATTATATTATTTTTTGCTTTTCCGTAGAGAAAAGCGGCTTTTTAAAATCTTCTGTAATTAACAATAGTGTAATTATTTTTCATTTTATGATATTAAAAATAATTATATTTCAATTTATTGTTATAAATGTTTAAATTTAATTGCTATAAGCAAGGCCGCCCATGCCAGCCATGACACGTAGAACGTTGTAGTTAACAGCGTATACGTGTAAACTTCCAGCAGCTGATAAAGTAAGCTGGAGAGTGGCATTGTCAATTCGGGACATATTAACCGTCCCGCTTGGTTGATGAGCCTCTGGATTTAAAGCAAATGAATACACGTAAATTCCAACAGATGGAATACGAGTATGATGTTGATAAGGCTGTACTAAGTTGAAGTATGATCCTGGACGAGTAGAGAATCTATCTTGTCCATTAAGTTGGAGTTTAGCATCAACAACTGTATCAGCAGCAGAATCTGAAAAATCAGATGGTTGAACTCCTCCAAGATGATGAACCCATACAAGTTCTTTACAAGGATGATTAAGAGCAAGTTTGCTCTTATAGGTAATAGATCCAGAACCGCTTACAGTTTCAGCTCCAGTAAACTGCAATTGTTCAATTAAATATTCATGTTGAACCTGTGCGAATTGACGACGTTCATCTGTATCAAGATAAATATAATCAACGTATAAAGATGCACCTAAACTGGGAGTTCCAGAAATAGATCCGTTTGTCACAGTAGCAAGAGTGGCAAACTGGAGATTGAATTTCACTTCATGATATTGGAGCGCAATTAAAGGAAGCGCAAGTCCTGGGTTTCTACAGAACCAAAATTGTAAAGGAACATACAAAGTAGTAGCATCAACAGTAGATGCAGCTTCAGTACGTTCTGCATCATTACCGATCATGACATTATACCCAGCTTCCTTTTCAGCAGTCTGAGTTAATTCATTCCAAATCTGGAGCCAAGTACCATAATGTTGGTCAATAGTCTGACCACCAATTTCAATGGTAACATTGTCAATCAAATGATGTCCAACATGATCAACCCATCCAACATTTCCTGATGAAGCAGTCAATGCTGGTAGATCCACTTGAAGATAAACTTTGTGGATTAAATCACCGTTTCTCGAAACAGTGCAAGAAACTTTGCGTCCAAAATCAACTGAACCGTTAAAGGTTTGTTCAATTGATTCAATTGCAAAGTTAGTATGTCTTCGATCCTTTATACCTTATTTTTCAATAAGGAGTAGACTATATCTTAAGTTATCATTAGAGTTGATTAAACTCTTCAAACCCACTAGCATTTAGTCGTTGAACCTTCACCGTAGTCTTATCATATCGACTTTAGGTTCTTGGCTGCGGATTGTCCAATCCTAAACTTTATTACCATTGGGAACGGTTATTAACCGTGGTCCTCTTAAATATTTCTATACAAGAGTGGTAGTTTAGGCTCTAAGGAGTTTCCCGTCAATTTGGAAGTGTCGCAAAGTATTATACTTCACTAGCAAATTCTTTTAAAATTTACTCTTATGTCCTATCGATTAAGACAACTTTGAAAACGTTTATACCCTACCTTTCGGTATATTTAAATTAGGGACTAGACTATATCTTAAGCAAATTCTTATGAATTTACCCATTACCATTTAGTCGTTGAACCTTAAACTTGTTGTAAATATTGTATTGTTAATTTTAGTTTTTCTTCCATTGAAATGTTAGAAGATACAAAATATTTATTTGGTATTGAAGGATGGTTTCTAATCATATACCCTTGTTTATTTGAATAATTTATTCTATAAATATAATCAGGTAATCCAAAATGCTTTCTTTTAGGTTGTAAGAAATCTTTTTGAAAATCACTAATTTTTTGTTTATGTTCATCAGTTAATTTTTTACCAGTAATAGCTATACGTAATTTTTCTCTTGTTTCATTTGAAACAATTTTACCTAAATTACCTAGTCTAATTTTTTCTATAGTATCACTTGAAAAAGTTCTACCTTTTGCTGAATTAGACATTTTTAATTTAGTTTCTTCCGAAAAAATAATTCCGTTACCACCTGTTTTTAAATTTAACCCATTTGGATACATTGTATTATATTCAGTTATCATATATGATTCATAATAATCTAAATATTCAATATCACAAATTAATAAAACTTCCACAGCAAAATTTTCAGCTTTATATTTATTTATACAATTATTTAATTTTAAACATCCTTCTCTTTTTAAAGAATTAGCTTCATTAATATGAGCTTTCCATCTTTTTTGAGTTCCCCAAATAATAAATTTATCTTTTCTTTTCGCTAAACATTTTGTTTGTCCAATATATAGCTTACCACAAGGAGAAATAATTTTATAAACCTCTCCTTTATTTTGTAAAATATTCATATATTAGTTTAAGAAATAATTAAAATTCAATTTCAATTTTTACAATTTAGTTTATTGGCTGCGGATTATCCATTGTAATATCTTAAAAATTCTTACTATACCCGAGTTTTTATCTCGGCCAGTAATATATTTCTATATTACCTTAGTATTTTAAGCTTTAGGATGTTCCCGCAATTTGATAATGTCGCAAATCTAATATTAGATTTACTAGTAGCTGAATTATTAGTCAAGGGATAAAAACAAAATTGTTATTTACAATGACTAATATAGGAATTACAACAGATTTTTATATAACATATCCTAATAGTTATATCTGGCTACTTTTCTACACAATTTCATGTAATTTGAGGATTTCCTGTACATTTCCTCTACCTTATTTTTCAATAAGGATTAGACTATATCTTATGAAAATATATTTATCTTTAAATTTGCAAAATCTAAAGTTAATATATCTCCCGAAAACCATTTAGTCGTTGAACCTTTTTCTTTATTTTAAAGAAACTTGGCTGCTGATTACCCATTGTAATATCTTATTAATTTTCACTATACCCAAGTTTTTCTCTTGGCCAATTTAATTTTACAATTAAATCTTAGTATAATAAGCTTTAGAGCTTTCCAGCAATTTGATCTTCTCACCAAATATTATAAAATATTTGATTAACGCTAGTGATTCGAAAAAATATTTCGAGGTCACAAAGAGGTTTACGAATATCTTATTGTTTCAATATTCCTCTGCATTTTTCTACCCTACAGGCTTTTAAGGTAAATATCCTGAGCACCATCGGTCAATCTTATTTATCTCTAAATAAGCCGGACTATATCTTAAGTAAATAATATAATTATTTACCCATCTCCATTTAGTCTCTGAAGGTCTTTCTTTTAATTAAGAAATTTCCTTGCGGATTATCCAATCTTTAACGTTTTTACCATTGTGTACGGTCATTATCCGTGTTCTTTTATTTTGTTACCAAAATAAAATGGTAGTTAAAGCTTAAGGAGTTTCCCGCAATTTGAAGATGTCGCAAATTAATTAATAACTAATTAATCTACTAGCCAGTTATATAAATGGAAATATTATTTTCCATTCTGTATTTTATACTATTTTCCTTTATCAGTAAATACAGAACTGTTAAAGTAGCTGACTATTTCGCTCTATAGTGTTAAAGCGACTAATTGCATGAGACCACCACCCATTGTTTAATTGTTTTTATACTATACTAAAAGAAAAAAAATTTCTAAAATTAACTTAATAATTAAACACACAATTCTAAACAAATAATAGTTAAGTTTTATAATAATTCACCACCATTATTATAAAAATAATTACAAAAAAAAATAAAACGTAACCATAATTAAATCTTCATTAAAATCAATTATCTCATTACGATCTAATTCTGTTCTCTCAATTATCTCATTACGATCTAATTCTGTTCTCTCAATTATCTCATTACGATCTAATTCTGTTCTCTCAATTATCTCATTATAATTTATTCTGTATAAAGATATAATATCACTAACATTCGATACATTATCTGTTTTCACTATTTTTCTATTATTTATCTTGCTAGATAATAAAAACCTTTCTAATCCATCTATATTATTACCAAAATTATATAAATTCTTTAAAAAATATACACATTTATTATTAACATTCGCAAACAATTTGTAATTAAATTTCGTATTATTATTATATATTTTCATAAATGTTATATTTAAAATACCAGAATCTCCATTCGCTATACATCTTTTAATGTAAAAGATCACGTGTATATAAAATAACTTATTTACATCATCTATATCATCTATATTATTAATTTCTAAATTAACAAAATACTCGTTGATCTTTTCATCTATTTTACATTTATATACATTATAACAATATCTATTAACACTCTTTAATCTTAATATATCAAATAAATCCAAATATTCACCTATATTATATAAAATCTCAACTGGATACCTCAATAAATTCATTAAAATATCTTTGTTTAAAAAAAAATAAAATAAACGTCTTGATTACTCCATTTTAATTTATTGTTTTAATAACCAATCTAAAAACCCACCTTTAATACTCATTTTCATTATTAATGAACTCGACTTATTCACTTTTTCCCATGAATGTTCTTGTTCTTCTTCTTCGTCTTTATCTTTTTTAATTGCTATAGTTTTTTTAGTTGCTATAGTTTTTTTAGTTGCTATAGTTTCTTTAGTTGCTATAGTTTTTTTAGTTGCTATAGTTTTTTTAACTATATGTTGTTTCATCTTTTCATTCCTTTTATGATTATTTTCTTTACAATTAATAATATCTTGTAACTCTTTATTTCTATCTACAATTTTTCTATTAATCTTATTATATATATAATTATTCACATCTTTTATATTATATCTTTTTGTATAATCTACCATTAACATATTTAATAATAACTCTTTAAAATCATCACTTAAAGACACTTTCCTCCTTATCTTTTTATCCATTATATCTTGTATATTCTTATATTTATAAAATCTTTCCAAATCATCTATCGTCTTAATATTCGAAAATGGCAATATATTAAATATTAATTCATATATACAAATACCATAACTCCATATATCTATTCTTTTATCATAAAAAAATGTCGATTGTAAATTACTACTATCATTATATAATGTTATATTCTCCATTTTACTTATATTTAATATAATCTCTGGTGCCATATAATATGGCGTTCCACATAATTTATAATATTTTTTAATCATAACATCATGTATATCAAAATCCTTTAAACTAGTCAAATCATAACACGCAAACCCAAAATCAGATATTTTAAACACTATACCATTTGTTTTATCGTCACGTTTCATTAAAACATTATGTAATTTAATATCTCTATGGATTATATTGTTGTTATGTAAATACACTAAAGCATCACTTGTCTGTTTTATAAACTCATATAAAAAATCATTTGATGTACCATTAAAAGAATTCTTATCTTTATCAATATTTTGTTTTAAATATTCATATACATCTCCTCCATTACAATATTCCATCTTCAAATAATATATACCCTTATTATAAGAATACCCATAAAACTTTATAATATTTTTATGATCTATATTTGATAATATTTCTATCTCACTTTCTATTAACTGTTTTAATCTATTAAAATAATACTCGTATTCTTTATTTTTAATATCATATATATCTTTTGATTGCTTATAAGGCGTAATATTCACATCCACTTTTTTCTCTTTTAATACTTTTTTATATGTTTCTTTAAACTTATTTTCAGAATTTAACATATACTTATTAACTAATTCGTTTAGATTTATCTCTTTAACTATAAACAACTCATCAGTTTCATTAATTAATAACGGTACTTCATTTGTACATAAAAACACATTTGAAAATGAACCCTTACCTATCTGTTTAATAACATCATAATTATATAAATCATTATTAATTGAATTACAAGACTCACTTAAAAACTCATGTTTTTTCTTTTTACTTTTTTTATCTATATCCATTTCCATTAATATTGTTTAGTATTTTAAAAATTCGTAAAAACCCAACCCTTATTTATTACTCTCAAAATACAGTTTTGTTCCTTGATAACCACATTCTATTAAACTCCTTTTATCCTCATCATTTAAATTAAACTTTATAGAATGTATTACCTTTCCAGGATTTATAAATACTGTATAATCTGAATATTCCATAGATAATGTCGTTGACATTTCCTTTTGTAACATGTAACAATAAAACACATGATATAAATAATCACCTAGATTTTCTATTTTTTCATCTATTAAATCTTTTAACTCATTATTCAATAAAATTTTTAATCCTAACACATTATCAAATTTATCTACATTTTTTATCGGATAACTATTTATTACCCCACCATCAACATAAATTTCACCTTTATATTTTACGCTACTAAATACTAACGGTATACCAATAGACATCCTTATCGCCCTTATAATTCTTAAATTTGGTGATTTATCACTATTAAAATATACATCCGTATATTTATTTAAATTCGTAGAACTTATATTCAAATCTATACCCCTTAATTTCAATAACTGTTTAAATGTTATTGTCTTATTATACCCCTTCTTTTCCACTAACTCCTCTAACCATTTCATTATTTTTTTACCAGAATCTAAACCATAATTCTTAATAAACGTTTTAAAACAAATATTCTGCAATGATTTAGTATCCATTTTAAATATTTCATCTTCCATCTCTTTAGATGTATACCCTATTGCATATAATAAACCTATTACACTTCCAACTGATACAGCATATATCCTTTTTATATCAATTTTAACATCTGTTCTTATATCACTTAGTTCCTCTAAATATTTAAAAGCACCAATAAATACTATACCCTTTATACCACCTCCGCTTATCACTAATGTATCTATCAAATCTCTCATATTAATAATTATTATTAATTATTAATATTTAATATTTATTTTAACGTCATTATAATGGTTTTAATATTAAATAATGGTTTTGATGTTAATCGTTTAAAAGTAACTCTTTAAATGTCTTTCCTGAATTT